GCGAGACGAGCAGGTCGCCGTAGTGATACCACTGGGTCGAGCCCGCGTAGATCGCGCTCACGCGCCCGCCCCGCCCCTCTACCGTGCTCTTCACGTCCCTCATGAGCACTTCGCTGAGGTTCCGCGGGTCGCCGCCGTTGGCGTTCACGTAGGCCCCCCACCAGGTGTAGGGATCGCGGGCCAAGCCGGCGTAGGTGCCAGCATCGGAAATCGCCGAGAACAATCCCGTGATGTCTTTGCCCGAGTTGCCCGTGCCATCAGACATGAGCTGGTCGTTGATGTAGCCCCTCAAGTCTTCCAGGGCCAGATCAACCTCGGTCCTCTGGGCAGATGCATCCATTCCGCCATGCTCGCTGATGGCCTGGGCCAGCCCAGAGACTGCCACGTTGACCTTGTTCTGCTTCCAGGGCAGGTAGGCTTGCTTGAACGACTGGTTGCCAGCGTCATAGTCGGTATCGGTCTCGTCGTACGAACCGACCGAAGCGTTGCCCGCGTAGCGGGCGCGCCAGCGTATTCCGTCGCTGGTGCCCTGCTTCCGTTGGATGCGCGTGAGCAGGAACGTATTGGTGAACAGCGCCTCTACCCAGCTCGCTCTATAAAGCTGGATGATCAGCGCTGCCAGCGTCGCCGCTGTTGCTGCCATTGTCTACGCCTCCTCGATTGCTCGAGGCCTAGACGCCTTTGCGCAAGCTCTGCTCCAGGCGGTCCCCAGCCTCGGCCAGACTCTTAGGTGCAGACGCGTCGGGCTGCCCAGGATTGGTGGGCGACCCCACGCTCTGCTTCTTCGGATCGGCCGAGGAGAACAGGTAGGGTTTCTCGGTCTTCAACGCGTCGACGAGCTCGTCAACGCCGGACACCGCGCCCTCGTCGCTTACCTGGACCGCGCCGAATCCGGCGAGGCCCTTCGCGACCAGGAACGCTGTATCGGGGTCAACCGCGCCCTTCGACTGCGCGGCGAGCAGGAAGCGAGAGCGCACCAGGTCGTCTTTGCGGGAGGCCCGTTCTGCCTCCAGTGACTGGTGGTCTTTCTCGTAGAGCTCCTTGAACTTCTCCTGCTCCTCGAGGGCCTTGCGCTCGGTCTCTTCCTGGGCAGCCGCGATCTCTGCGAGCCGCCTCTCGGCAGCGGTCGCGCGGCGCTTCAGCACATCCATCTGCTGGCGCACCCCGCCGGTGTACTGCTCCTCGCTGAGATCCAGCGCTTCGCCCGCCAACAGCGCCGTGCGCTGCGCATCGGTCAGCGTGACGTTGAAGGTGCCTTTCGTTGCGGCACTCGCTGCGGCCGCCGCCGCGGCATCGGCATCTGCCTTGCGTTTCGCCTCTTCGTCGTCGGCCTTTCGCTTGGCTTCGGCTTCGGCTGCGGCTTCCTGGGCCTTGCGCTCTGCCTCGAGTTCCTCTGGTGTCTTGCTCATGATCCTGTTCTCCTCCCGTGGTTGACCGCTCGTCAGCGTCTCGCAGGGATTGACCGCTCCCCGCCGGCGTCTATGGTCAGTCCGCCTAAGACGGACTCATACCCTCCGGTGCATTCTCGTCTATCGCTGATCATTTCCCTGATCGCCGTCCCGCCTTGAATCTCCGCGTGGCCTTGCGCTTTCGCGGCGCGCGCCGCTTTCCGTATCCAGCCGCCCTCGCAGCGCGGCCCTGTCGCTCGGCCTCTTCCTCGGTCGGATAGACCTTGCCGTGAGTCCCCCACTGCCAGCCGCCTTTGACCTTGCGAACAGGCACTCATTCCCCGATCGGCACGCCCTCCAGCCCCTAACGAAAAAAGGCGGGCGCCTCGGACCTCCCCGTGAAGGGACATCCGAAACGCCCGCCTCATCTGCGCGATGCCAGCGGGGCGCGACTAAGTTGTCAAGAGTCTATACCACGGCTAGGGCCGACTGTCAATAGGCCATCGAATGCGGAGGCTACTTCCGCCCCTTCTGGTAGGCGGTCCACATCTCGGCGCCCAGGGCGGTGAGGCTGATGCCCCGGGCGGCGGCCTCTTTGCGGATGGCCGTTCCGACCTCGCCGGCCAGGACAATGACCGCCCGATCGGGTTGCTTCAGCGCGCGGCCTGTCTTCTCGGCCTTCGTCTGCTTCGCCTTCGTTCCCATCAGGGTCTCGCTTTCTGCGCCTCCCGGCGCGACCTCGAGGTATTCTCGCCCGCATCGGCAGCACCATCGGTGCCCACCGAGGCGGACACTATACGCCACGTAGGCGAGGAGCTGGCCATCCTCTAGGCATAGGCGGCGGCCGCCCGTCAACTCCAGTCGATAGATCGACTGGGCCTTGGCGTTCCCGCCGTCAGGCAGGACCTCAGGCGTCGCTGTCATCGCCTTGTCTCTCCTCGGCGCATGGCCTTCGTCTGGGTACATACATCACTCAAATGCGCCAATGAGTCCAGGGGAATCTTCTGGCATGAAAGTGCCCAGGACGCCACCCTGGGCGCCTCCTGGGCAAAGGGCACAGTTACTATTGCGCGCGACGCTTCGCCCGACCGCTTATCAGCGCCGCTTCCTGCCGTACCCGCTTCCCCTCCGCTCGCGCCCGCTCGGGGAAGTCCTTCCGGAACTGCCGCTGCAGTTGCGCCGGCGACTTGTCCAGCAACTCCGGCTCGATCTTCCCGGCCGCTTTCTCCTCGTCCGTCGCCAGGTTCTCCACGAATGGGGTCAGCACGTGGACGCAGTTGGGGTGGAACGGTGGGCCGCCATTGATCGCGCTGATCGGCGGGTAAACCGGGTGCTCGCCTTCGATGCACACGACCACGTTCTCGTAGTAGACACAGAAGTCGGCCGCCCCGTGGGCTGAGACCTGGGCGAGCTGGAGGCCATGCTCCCGCAGCCGGTTCATCGTCCCCTGGGTGGCGGCCTCGCGGCTCGTGGTGCGCGCCACCATCTCGCTGTACCGATCCAGATCCCATTCCCGACCCAGGCGATCCTTGAACACCGGTTTGCCCTCGGCCAGGAGCCGCTCCTTGATCCCTCTGGTGACCTCGACGCGCGTCTTCCCCTCAGCGATGCCCTTCGCCACCTCCTCGATCCCCACACGCCGGAACACGCCCTTGGATCGCCGGCCGATCTGGGCGAGCGCGAAGTCGGTGGTGCGCTGCATCTCCTGGACGATGGCGGCCACCGCCTCGCGGTGGACCTGGGTGAAGACATCGCGCTGGCGGCGGCGCACATTGATGCCGGCCCGCCGGAGATCCCCGATGCTGCCGTCACTGAACGCCACCCCGGCCTTGTAGCTCTCCGGCAGGTTGAGCTGCATCCACGCCGCGGCCTCGTCGCCCAGATTCGCGAGGATGGTGTTGTACTGGCGCAGGTGAGAGATGGACCGAGCGCGGGTCAGTGGAGTGGCGGCCGCGTCGGCCAGCACCTGCATCATGTCCGAGGAGGCCTTGCGGTAGAGGCCCCGCAGTGAGGCGATCTCCCCCTCGAATGCCCGCCGGAACTGCTCGGCCCGCCGCGCGTCGAGAGCGGCCTTCATGCTGTGCGGCCGGCGCGGCCGGCGCGGGCGCCGCATCAGCGCCTCTGTACGACCGCGCCCGTGGCGCTGTGTGGGGCGTTGGCCCGCTCTCCCTGGATGCACCTGCGGTACGCCCGTATTAGGGCCGTGCGGCCCGACGTAGCGCCTTTTGTCAGCCATCTGGCGAGGCGCAGCCAGAGCCGCCGCCACCAGGAGAGGCTTCGCCACCAGGTGGTGGCTGCGAGGGCGACCTCCTCCTCGGCCATCAGCCGCCATACTTCTTCACGGCGATAGCGGCCGAGGCCGAGCCTGCGGCGCGCCCGCTTGTGCATGGCCCCGTATACTCGGCTATGGAACACCCTACTCACTGTGCCCCCGCTCCCCCAGTGACCACAGATGTCTGCCCGGTCTCCTCGGCCATCCTGTCCATCTCTGCCTCCACCGCATCCGGACCGTCCAGGCGGCGCACGCTGGACTCGACGGAGGTGTTGCCCGCCGCGACCCGCTGGCTCTCGATCTCCACCATCTCCACCATGTCCTCGGGCAGCCCGTCCGCCCACTGAATTGTCGGTTCGGCCGGCTTGTAGCCCCCGGACCCATGGGTCACATCCAGGATCTGCGCCGTGAGCAACGCCTGCTTGAGCGCGGCGTCGTAGTAGAGGCGCTTGCGGTTGACCTTCGCCAGCGTGCGCAGCAGCCGCAATCGCAATGCCCGGCCCGACTCCGCCACTCCGAACTTATCCATGCCGAAGGCGCTGGGTGCCGTTTCCGACATCATGAAGATGAACTCCACTAGCTTGTCGATCTGCTGGTAGGCCGCGGCCAGTTGCCCCTCCCACGTCATGTAGCTCGGCGTGACCGCGCCGGGCTCGAGCTGGATCGCCTCCATCTGGTCGAAGCGCACCTTCCCGTCCTGGTCAATGAAGCCCGGCGGCAGGATGATCTTCGGTGCCACGTGCTTGTCGAGCACCACGTCGACCTGGCTCATGCGGTTATTCAGTGCCTCGAACAGTTCCTCGAGCCCCTCATAGTCGCTGATCCCCCAGAAGCGGCTACCATAGCGGAAGTTCGGGACGTGGAAGACGGGGATGTGATCCAGTCCGGTCTGCTCCTCCTCCGGCAGAGCCGCATATGCCTCGAGCGCGGCGAGCGGCACCTGTCGCAACGATTTGCCCACGATCGGCGACTGCCCGTCTGCCAGGATGACGCTCGTAGTCGACCCCATCTCATAGAGCAGGTGCTGGATGATCCCCGGCTCGTGTACCTCCGCCCGCAAGTACAGCTTCTTTGGGTCGCTCGGATCGCGCTTGGGCCAGGCCAGCGTCGCCCGCGTCACCTGCCGCACATCATCCTCATCGAGCTCTGGGAAGTAGATGCCAGCCGGCACCTCCTCGATGATCGCCTCGAGTTGCTCCGAGTGCGCTGTCCGCTTCCCCCACCGTGCCTTGTAGATGGCATCGCCGCGGAATGAGTTCGACAGCGCGGACTCATAGTTGACCGCGTGCAGGTTGTTGCGCGTGACGAGTTGCTCCAGCGCCTCGTCGGCGGCCGCGTCATCACCTGGCGCGACGAAGTCGGGCTGCTCTCCGAACAGCAGGTCGGCCGACAGCTTCGAGATCAGACCGGCCAGATTGGCGACGATGTAACGTAGCATCTGGTAGGCCCCCGGCTTGATCGCGAACAGCTCCTTGTGCTGCCCCAGAAACAGCTTCTCGTGGCGAGCGTAGGCGGTGATGCGCTCCTGATGCCCCCTCGGCGGGTAAGTCGTGAAGTCCAGTGCCATGATTGTCTCCAATGCAAAAGGCGGGCCTCTCCCCGCGTGGGGATGGAGGCCCGCCTCATCTGCGCGATGCCAGCGAGCTTACGACTAGGTTGTCACTTGATTATACCACGTCGGAAGTGTTCTGAGTAGCCTTCGCCTCAGCGCAGTCGCGGTCTAGCTGGTAGGTGGGCTGCCATGCGGTCACGCGTATCTTCTGCGGCACCCGATCGGATAGAATGATCACCACGGTCAGTTCCCCGAAGCCGCCCCTGCCCGCCTGCTGGGCCTCCAAAGCGAGGGCCCGCGTCAAGCGCCGCCAGTGATCTGCCCCGCGGCGCTCCATCTCACCCCTGGGATTGACCGGCATCGTCGCCGTCGCGTATGCAGACGTTAGGCAGCAGGCACCGCTCTGCCGCTTCGGCGAAGGTCAAGCGTCCGTTCTCGACCGTCTGGAAGAGCCGCTCTGTTTTCTCTGCCAGATCCTTCTCATCAGGCCAGTGATAGCGCGCCCGCCATTCCACTAGCACCTGTGCCTCTCGCCACGCGCGGCTGCTGAGCGGCCGCCACACGATCAGCACCCACTGTCCGTTGAGCTTGCGGCATTCCCAGCCGCGGATCAGGCTCTGCGCCCAGCGCCATACTCGTCTCATGTCACCCCTTGGGCCATCCTCGCGCCGCCCTGCAATCGGCACATAGTGGACTGTCATCTGGATCTTCGAGGCTCGCGGCGTGTCCCGCAAGCAGGGCCTTCCCGCAGCCAGTGCAGATCTCCTCGGCCGGCTCCCACATGCGGTCCTCCTCGTTCCAAACCCAGCGCCGGCATTCGACGGAGAGACTGCTGCCACTGCCACACTTAGTGCAGCGAGTGATACGGCCATTGGCGGAAGTGATGATGATCTGCCCGCACGTGCATGCGAGATGAACCATGGTCACCACCCCTTCGGCCGCTGGGTCGTGCCCCGCGAAACCGGCCTCTTTCTAACCTGCCACGCGATGCCCGCCGCCATCACCCGGTCGTCGAACGCCCCCTCCTGCGCCTCCTGCGTGTTCCGATCGGTCTGCACGAACGAGAAGCACTCGTCCACCAGGGCAGACGAATGCATGATCAGGTGATTGCCGGCAATCGCCGCCGCCAAGTCGTCCACCAGGATCGGCTTGGTGGCCTGGTCGGTGGGCCAACCCAACGTCGGCAACGCCTTCCCCACCTGGTCGTAGCGCACGTGGAAGTAGAGCCGCGGGTAGTGGCATGTGTTGCGCATCGTGTTCAGCGTCGAGTGCCCGTGGTTATTGCGCTCCACCGCTACCTGCGCCTGGTTGTACCAGCGACCCAGGGCGTCCAGCAGATGGCCGAAGCGGTCCGGCGGCACTCGGCCGTGTAGCTCCGCCACCTGCTCGCCCTTCTCCCGGTCCAGCACGATGGCGCAGGAGGCGTCACCCCCCGCCAGGCCCTCGCCGACGTCCGCCCCGATTACATAGAGCCGCCCCTTCACGGGCTGTTGCCAGACCAGCAGTTGCGCCGGCGCCACTGAGACCTGCTTCGTACTCGCCCCGATCACCGGCATCACCTCGACCGCCTCCTCGGCCGCGATGCGTCGTTGCGCCGCGGTGAGCGCCTGCCGATCGAAGCAGCAGCGGCCGCTCGCCAGGAAGCAGGTGACATCGTCCTCTGGATACTGCTCGTCGAAGCGGTCCCGCAGGTCGGCCTTCTTCTGCCGGCGCCAGCGGATCTGGTTATCGCTCAGCCCGTACTCTCCCTTGAACGCTCGCTCCTCATCGGTCAGATCGCGCAAGGCCGGGCCGGGTATCGCGTAGCTGGGGTCTTCGAACCACACGAAGAACTGCTGCGTAAACCGGCTCAGCCCGTCGCCCGCCTCCGTCCACAGCCGGTGGAAGTGGTTTCCGGCGCCGTTCGCCGTCGACTCCAGCACGATCCGCCCGCCCGCCGGCACCGCCTCGAGCAACCCTGTCAGTGAGTCCTCCGGATGCGTCCAGCGGCTGACCTCCGAACAATGCAGGTTGTTGATCGTCAGCCCGTGGCCGAACCGCGTGCTGCCTGCTGTCCCCACGTAGTAGGTCGAGCCGATACGAGGCCAGTAGAGCTCCCCCTTGCGATCGTACTTGGGCCGCCCGACCTGCGCCTTCTCCGCCGCTGGCAGTCGCTCCCAAAACAGCCGCACGATGCGGAAGATCAGCTCCGCGGAGTCGAAGTCGTGCGCAACTAACACCGAGGTGGTATTCCGTCG